CCGTGATCCTCGGTGTCGAACGGGACCGGGGTCGGCGTCCCGAAGTTGCTCGACGCCCACGTCGCCGCGCGCCGAACCTGCAAATGGTGGTGGACCGTTGAGATCCTCATCCACGTTGTCGCGAGACCTCCGTTCACGGCACCGAGCATTATGCTCTCGGAATCGTGCGACAAGAGGACCGAGACGAGCCCGTCGCTGAACGCGCCACTACTCGCGATGTCGACGGTCAACTCGTTATCGCCCGAGAAGTTGCCGACGTAGATCGGCCCGCGGAACATTCCATCGTTAGGGAGCCCGCTCGCCGCGGGAAGCGTGAAGGTGAGATCCGCGGTCGTCTCGTTGCCGGTGTTGTCGGTGCCGTCGAAGGCGAAGATCTTCCCGTCGTCGGTGCCGTCCGTGTACGGTGCGATCAATGCGGTCGTTGTTGAGAGTTGAACGCGTACCCCCGCGCGCACGTAGCCGCTCCCGTCGTGAGGAACCACGAACGCCCAAGCGCTCCCCGTCCAGTAGACGATCGCGCCAGCCCCTACCGCGAGAGAGCCCGCGGTGAGCGTGCCGCTGTCGGTGACCGTGTAGGAATCACCCGCCGTCGCGCTGATCCCGTTGAGATAGGACACACTCCCGTTCCCGACGTGGCTCGTCACGCTGATCGCCGTGTTAAAAAATACCGCGTGCCCGAACGCGTAAAGCTCGGACCACGAAGGCGCCCAATCTTCGCCGAGCACCTTGCCGTAAGGGACCAAGGGGAGCGGCTCGTTCTTCCACTCGCCCGCGGTCTCGTCGTAATAGATCTTGCACCCCATACGAAGCGACGAGAACGTGAGGTCGCTCCCCTTGAGAGACCCCGCGTCTTGCTCGTCGGCGAGTACGCCAGAAAGACCCGCGACGCTGATCTCGTCGCCCCCGCCATTTTGGTGAGACGAAGCGTGCGACGTTGGCGCTTGCGGGTCGGCAAGTGTGCCGCTCAACCCCGCGACGCTGATCTCGTCGGCTCCCCCGTTCTCGTGCGTCGACGCGTGAGCGGGAAGCGTGCCGCTCGAAGCGAACTGGATCTCGTTCCCGCTCTCGTCGAGCGCGTAGAGGTTGCCGTCGCTCTTGAAGTAAAGCTCGGAATATCCCGCGGGCGGATTCGAGGTCGGCGTCGATTGATGTTCGAGTCTATGCTTTCCCATTTACCCTAGCCTTTGCAGCGTCAACCCCGACGCATTGGCGAGGAGCGCGAGGCTCGATCCGCCGTTGGCGAGTTGCGCCTGAACCTTCAACCTGTCGCCCGCGGCGAGGGACAAGATCCGCGTCACGCTGGCGGAGTCTTCTCCGAGGTTCAGAGTCCTATTATACATCGCCGCCCTCGAACCCGACAATTCCGCGAAGCCGCTCCCGGTGTCGATAGCGATCCGCATCCTGCTATCCGTGCGACTCGTTCCCGACGTGATTGTCGTTCCACAACGCGCGCTCACCAAGTAACGACCGGCGACCAAAACGACCACGGAGGGTTCGGGCGTCGAATGCTGGAACACGTCGCCCGGTGTAGCGACATTGGTCAAGGGCACGTCAACCCATGACGCCCCGACCACCGTCCCGCCCGCACCGTCGAACGCGTCGAACGCTTGCGGGTCGCTCCCGCCGAAAATAACGCTTGTTCCCTCGACGATGTAGACGCCTGATCCCTCCGTGGTGAAGGTGTCGTTTACTATGTGTTGGTGATCTTCCTTGACGCGGAAGGTGTCGCCGTCCTCGACCTTTTCCTTGACTTGATCGTCACCCTCGGACGCCGCGACGAGTTCCGAAAGTGTTGGCGTGCCGCTTACAACCTGATCCTTGAAGACGAGGTTACCGCTTGCGTCCTTGCCGACGGCGACCTCTTCCTCGCCACCGAGCCCGAACCACGAGGCAACGGTTCCGGCTAACTTCTCCCATCGCGACACGCCCTCGCCACTACTACGCCAGCGGGGTTACGTAGTGAACGATCACTTGACCGGCGCCCGTGGTCGACGTCCCCGGCGTGACGGTGAGCGTGACCGGCCCGGTCGTCGACGAGGTGATCGGGGTGTGCTGCGGAACGCTGTACTCGTTCGCGGCCTTGAGCTTCGAGTCGGTCGTCGCCATCACGGTCTCGTCGGAGCCGCCGTCGACGTCGACTTGAACCGTCGCCGAGTTGTCGTTGAACGCGGTTTGCACCGAGTTCGTGACGCGGGTCACGATCGCACCGTCGGGGATCTCGGTCGTGCTCGAAACGCTCGAATCGTTGAAGTCGTAGTCGACCGCGATCGCCAACTCGTGACCGAGTTGCGTCGGCGTCCCGTCTCCCTTGAGAGTCCACGTCGCGCCCTGCCTCGCATAGAGACCGTTTGCGATGAGCGAGATCGTCCCGCTCACCGCGGCGCGGCTCGTGAGGTGCGTCGCCACGTTGGACGGCATGACGACCAGCGCGGCGCCCGTGTCGTAGACGATATCACCCGCCGTGTAGCTCCCGCCCGACGTGTGACAGAAACCGAACTTGTCGGTGTTGGCGCCCGCGGAGGGGGGGCTCGCGCCGTCGAACGAGAACTCGACGTCGACCACGCGACCGCGGAGGTCGAGCAGATCGGGGAGATCGTCGAGCGTCGAACCGCTCGCGGGGATTCCCGCGCCCCTCATGAGCGCCATCGCCGCGTCGGTGTTGTCCCGCGCCTCGATCACGCCCGAGTTGTTCTTGAGTTGCGGCCCGTCCTGCCCGTCGAACTGGAACAGGTTACCGATGATCCCGCGAAGTTTCTCGTACCATGCCATAGAGCTTTCTCCTCTCTTTTCGTTCAGTCGAGGAACACGGTTATTTTAGCGCGTCCCGTGGTCGGATTTCCAACCGGAAAATAAACAAAAATTTCAGTGTCGCTTGTGTAGCCGTCGAACACGTTGTTGACGTTGTAGTGGTTGACGTGCGTCGGCTTGTTGTCCGTGATCGCCTGGAACCTAGCTTGCGCGGCGGAATCTCCGACGGTGATACCGAGACCCCCGTCGAAAACTTCGAGGATCTGAACGACGGTTTCGCGCACGGTATGACCGAACGGAACGGTCCCGATCTTGAGCGGACCGCCCGAGACTTCCGCGAACGTGAACTCGATTGCGAGCGGAAGCGGTCGCAGATATCGAAGTCTCTCGGGCGTGACTGCATTTCGTAGATCCATCCCGTTCGTTCACCCGGTTAGCGGGGAGTCGCCCCCGTTCCCACCGGCGCAGCTACTAGGTCAACCGCGCTTGGATCGGCGCGCTGATATCCGTCATCGGCGTCGGCGTGCCGCCCGCGGTGTAGGTCTTGACCACGGTGATCACGTCGCCCGCGGTGAACGTGTTCGCCGCGGCGTCGACCGTCCCCGCGGTGTAGTTGGTTCCCGCGGTGTCGTCGAGCGTGACCGGCGCCGTGAGCGCTGTCGTGCCGTTGATCTGGACGTCGACGGCGCACGACTCGCCCGCCGCCGCCGCGGTCTCCGCCTTGGCTCCGAAGCGCTCGATCACGCCGTCCGCCGTCGCCGTGAAGCGGTGCTCGGTCACGGTCGCGGCGACCGCGAGGCTCTCGTCGTCGACGATCGTCCCGGCGCGAGCGTCGAGGGTGTCGAGGGCGGCGGACGCCGTCGCCCCCGTCACGCCCGAATCGTTGGCGATGTCGTCGGAACCGAGCGCGCCGATATCCGTCGCCAGTTGATCGAGAGCCGCGGTTGCCGTCGCGCCAGCGACGCCCGAGTCGTTGCTCACGTCGTCGGTCCCCACGGAACCGACGGCGCTCTCGTTCGCGTTGATCTGAGCGATCATCTCGTTGATCAGATCCGCGAGTTCCTTGTTTGCGTCGGGGTCGGGGACGATGTTCCGACCGCCCGCGAAATAGTTGTCGCCGATTGTGCTGAGTGCCATTTTCGATCCTCCGTTTTTTTGTGAGGGTTAGTCGCCCCTCTTTGCGCCCTCTCGGTTCACCATTTTTTTGAGCGTGCGAACCGCGCTGTCGTAGCGAGAACAAAGGGAATTCGCAAAGGCGAGGTGAAGCTGATCCCATCGCCCGTCGGGGTTTTCCTCACTCGGGGGATCGTCGAACTGGAACTCGAACTCGCGACCGCGGCGGTCCGCTTTCCTGAGTGGCAAACCTTCCATGTAGAGAAACCCTGCAACGGCTAGATCCCTTGTTGTTCTCACGCGCGGACCCCGCGCACCTTTTGTGTCGCTCATGTTTCTTTACCTTCGGGCTTTACCTCAATGGCGATCTTAACACTCGCGGGCGTCCGCGCCTACTTCGATCGCTTTCCCTGATCTGATCCTGAATTCACACGCGCAACGCACACACGCGCACCGTAACGGCTTCGCAAATGTGGGAGCGCTGGCTTCACCTTGTAGTTCGTTCGCGACGAATTGAACGGCATTACAGGCGGGACAGCGCAGGATATGAGCGCCCGCCTTGTGGCGAATGATCTCCCCCGAGGCGAGAAAGGGTTTCGCCCCGAGCGAGTCGATCTCCTCGTTGAGAAAATAGCTCTTGCCTTCCCAATCGCTCACGCCTCGATCTCCTCGCCGGTCATTTGATTGATTCGCTCGTTCGCCTTGTCCGCGTTCTCTTTCGCAAGCGCCGCCTTGAGCTTCTCTCCCCCTGGCGTCTTGACGCCGCCGCGCCGAGTGACACACCGACAAATGATCGGGATCTTCACCTCACCCTCGACCGTGTTGATCGTCTTGTAGCCTACGATCCCGGTTCCATTGCATCGCTTGTGCCCCGGCTTCGCCTTCGAGAGATCAACGTCTTCGGCCCGCGCCACCGGGGGCGCCCTGAGAGGGCCCACGCTCGCCGCTGTCGCCGCCTCCGCCCCTTCCCCTTGTCGGGACACCCGCCGACCCGTATCGGCCCCTGGACGCGGTCCTCGTAAGTCTCGCTCGCTCATGACTCGATCATCCCTTCCTCGATCGCGCGCTCACGCCAGCGCTTGAAAAAGCACCCGGCGCAATGATCCTCGAAGACCTTGTGGTCGCAACGGGTCGGATCTCCCTTCGACCTCGGACCCGCGCCCGCCTCGCACGGGTTGAGCTTTGCGTCGAGTAGTCGGAGAGGAACGAGGATCGAGGCGCGAGGGTAGTCACGATCAACCACGAACGCGGGAACGAGAAAGGTATCGGGAGAGGTAGAGGTCGGATCGCTGTCGGCTTCGAGAGCGTCCGAAAGCGCGTCGTCGCGAACTTTGATCTCGCAGCCGCCTAACAAGTGCAAGGCCCCGCCGAGAACACGATCCCACGGAGCCTCCACCGGAACGGTGATCGGTTCGATCGTGGTGAACGCGCCCCCGGCGAGGTCGCGCAGATCTGCGATCGTCGGGTAGCGGGACATCGGCCCGCCTACTTGCGCGAACGCTTCGACTTGCTCTTCGACGCCTTCGACGACTTGGGCTTCGCCTCGGTGCGCTTACGGGTCGTTCCCCCGCTCACGTCCGTCGAGGTGAGTGCTCCCCCGCTCTCGGGCTCCTCGGTGTCGGGCGCCTCGTCGTTCAGATCGTCGCTCATGTCGTCGAGGTTCACCTCGCGAGCCGCCGCGTCGCCGCGGGCTCGGTGGATCGTGAGACCGGCGCTCCGCCGACGTCTCTCCTCTTCCGCGATCCTCTCGCGTCGAACGAGATCCTTCGCTTCCGCCGTCGTGCAAACGTCGAAGGCGAGGGGCGAGTCGGCATCGTTGTGTTCCTGTCGGCAATCGCGCAAGTAGTCGGCGGTCGAGAGATCGACCTCGTACCAGCGACCCGACTCGAAGCGGACGCCGCGGAAAACGTAGCGCCTGAGAACGTGCCCGCGCTTGGGCGCGAAGGGCTTGAGCCTGACCAACATTTTCGAAGTTGCCATCGGTTTCTCTCCCTCTCTCTTTACCTTGCCCGCACGGTGCGGGCGCAAAGGCGCGAGGCGACCGAAATCACCCCGCGCCGTTTATCCGGTTGTCCGACGTGCTACTTCGAGAACACGGTCGCGACGAAGGTGATGCCCGACTTGTCGCCGGGAGAGACCTCCGCGGGCGGCGACGTGTTCATGTCGATGATCTTGAGCTTGTCGTTCGCTCCGTCGAACTGGAGTTTGTATTGCCCGGTCTCATCCTGCCCGATCACGTCGATCACGGTCCGCGTGAGCGTCGGCGTCATCGCGGCGTTGAGAGCGGCGGTCGTGTCCGCGGTGCCGCCCGTCTTGTAGTCGTCGTCGCCGACGAGCACGATCCGATCCGCGCGGAGAGGCGCCGAGGGTTGCCCCCCCGACTTGATCTGAGAAGTGATTGCTCCGAATGCCATGTTCCTACCTCGCTTTTCGTAGCGTTCCGCCGCCCCTCCCTATCGAGGAGAGGGGCGGGCTCGGTTCATGTTCCTAGACCCCGATCACGCCGCTAGGCGACGGTGACCTTGATCGCCTTCGCCGCGGCGGTCTCTTCCGCCCACTTGACGTCGAAGCGCAGGGTCGCGACGATGATCAGCACGCCCGCGGGGGCGTCCTGCTGAGTCTCGATCCTGATCTTGCGCCAGATCCCGACCTGGATGTTCTTCGGGTCGGAGAGAAGAACGTTGGTCTCGTTGGTCCCGATCCCGAGGTTCTCGGGGAAGAGCGGCGCGTCGACGAGCGGCACGCCCGAGTAGAGCACCGGGGCGTCGGTTTCGAGGAACTTGTCCCCGGCGCCGGTCGCGCGGCCCGCGAGCGTGTCGCGGTAGTCGATCAGCGCGTCGACCGACGTTATGTACCGCATGATCTTTTTGTTGCGGAGCCACTCCGACGGCATCGCCTTGAGCATGTCGCGGAGCACGCCCTTGTTGAGCGGCACGGTGCCGCCGTCGACGACGTTGGAGGTCGTCTGCTTGAGGAGCCCGTCGAGTTGCGCGAGGAACGGGTCGGCGGAGCCGGTGTCACCGTTGATGATGACCTCGTCCATGTCCCGCGCGATCGCCTCGCCGAGCAGTTGCATGATCGTGTTCTTGAGGGCCCCGCGCTCGATGGAATCCTCCAACGCCTCGTAGCTGATCCTGGCCTCCGCCTTGAACAGCTTGGCGTCGAGTTCCGTCTTGGTGAGATCGGGCTTGACCCTGTCGCCCACCGGGAGCGCTACCGCCTCGGTGCCCGCGCGGAGCACGCGCGATCCGAACCTGATCTTCTCGATCAGTTGCTTCGGCGAGCGCATCGGCACGACCGTTGCCATGTTCATGACCGTCGACTGCTTGACGAGCAGTCGCATGAACTTGGCGGCTTGAGCAGGTTGGAGCAGACCGCCGCCCGAGGTGAGATCGGCAACGGCGAGATCCGCTTTCTCGATGATCGAGCGGTTGTCGTCCATTTTCATTTCCTCCGTTTTGAAAGTTTCGCTCTTGTGTTTCACCGACTCTTAACCTAGTCCTCGCCGCCTATTCGAAGCGGAGATCGTCGTCGGGCTCTTCGACCGCGTTCAGATCGCAACCGTCGCCCCAATCGGCCCGCTCTTCCCCTCTCGACTTCTGAACGCCCTCGGGTTGAATCGAGTTCGGCATCGGCTCCGAGGATTCGAGCGCGCGGATTTTTTGGTTCTGTTCGCCGACCGTCTTCGAGAGACCGGCGATTTGCTGAGAGAGCACCGGGATCGCCGCGACCGCTTTCGAGACATTCTCGATCGCTGTCGTGACTTCGGCGGGGACCGCTGGCGCCGCGGTCGGCGTCGGGGTGGGCGCGGGCTTGCTGAACGCGGCGAGCGCCTTGCGGAGTTCGTCCGCAACTGCGTTCACCTCGTCGAGCGCCTTACGCATCTCGGCGTCCTCGCGTTCCTGCTCGACGCCCTTTCGGGCCATTTTCGCGCCGCACTTGGGGCATACCTTTTCGGTACACATTTCGCCCGCCTTGCCGACCTCTTCGTATCCGCACTTCGCGCAAACGCAAACCTTGTTCTCGGCGCCGACGGCTTTCTCGGTGTCGGCGGCTTGCGGCGCTTGCGGGTCGGCGGGGGTCTCGGGCTCGGTCGACTCGGGCTCGGCGCCCTCCGCCTTCGCGGTATCGGCGGCGCGTCCCGAGGTCGGCGACGGATACTTCTCGCCGATCGTCATGATCAGCTTGCCGATCGCCTCGCACTCTTTCATGAGTTCAGCGGGGATCGGCTGGTCGATCTGCTCGTCGGTGGTCGGCGCGTCCTTGATCTTGTTGACGACGCCCATGAGCTTCGAGAGAGCCTCCGTCGCGACCTTGAGAACGGAGTCCTTGACCCCCTTCGGGATCGGGCCCATCGCCTTGTCGACGTCCTCGGGGACGCTCTCGGGCTCGGTCGTGAGTTCGCCGTTCTCGTTCTCGATCACTTCGTCGCCGATCGGGGTCTCCATGCCTTCCTCCCGTTTGATGAGCAGAAAGCGCCGCCGATTGGCGGCGCGGTCGACGAGCGAGACTTCCTTGACCTCCATGTCGAGCAGTCTGTGAACCTGCTTTGAGAGTTGCTCAATTCGAGCGAAGAGGTCGTTCATGGTCTCAACCGTTGCGCGTTGCGAGCGTATCCGACAAGACCGACCCGTAAGGGCGAGGGATTGGGGAACGCGGGCTTCGCATGGTTCGTTGTCTCCTGTCGCGCTTTCGTGTTCCCCCTACGAAGTTGCGCGATCCGTGTCTCGATCCTAACCGGCTTAAATTGCCGCTGTCAATTACAGGATTTTCTCGCGTCAACTAACCCGCTGTCAAGCGGAAGTCGAAACGGGAACCCTTCGAGCGCTACCGCCGATCGAAAATCCGGTCCATTTCCCGGTCTTGACGTCCGACCATAGCTTGTCATCGATCACGCGCACAACGAGGAGCCACGTTCCGCGCTTGACCTTTTGACCGCCGATCGTCATGTCGACGGGCGCAAGGAACGATTCGAGGATCTTGATCTTACCGTTGGCGAGTTCACGATGCATGATTCCCATGTTCGCGAATCGTTCCATGTAGCCGTGAGCCGCCTCCGCGATCGCTTCCTCCGAGTAGATATCGCCTTGTGCGTCTACTTCCTCGGGAACCAACACGATCCCATAAACGATCCGCTTCTCTCCCGCGGCCTTGATAATCGGAACCTCTCGCTCGACCTCGAAGAGCCCGTCGAGAACTTTCTTGATCTCCTCGGGCTTCGCCAGCGCGACGACTTCCTCCGCCTTCATGGGGCGACCCGTAACAACCCCGATCACATTCGGCGTGAACCAATGAACGGAATGCTTGTCACCCGAGGCGTCAACAAGTATCTCGGTCGCCTCGACTTGGATCACGTCGCCGACCTTCGCGTCCGCGTCACTGTTGGACGTGCTCCCGATCGGTGCGTAGGTTTTCCCGTCGACCTCGACGGTCGCCTTCCACTGGTCGGGGTTTACAGGCCCGATGGCGCAAAGGAAGTTGTAAACCCCCGGCGAGTCCTTGACGGGATGTCGTTCGTATACGATCGCGCGGATCTCTCTACCGTCCTTGACCTTGCGCTCGGGCGTCTCGACCTTCGCGCTCTCGCTCCTCGGGGCTTCCCCCTCTATTACGTCGGCGTCGTAGAGGTGGACGTCGTCGGAATCCCAGGGATCGCCGTCGTCGCTCTTCTCCATGTCGTCGCCGGGGGCGAAGGTCCAGATCGACGATCCTTTCTCTTCGGCGGCGAGCGTGTAGAGACCGCGGAGCTTCTTACCGTTGAACCGAGCGCGCACGACGCCCGGTCCCATCTCGACGAACTCGACGGTCCCCTCGTCGACGATCGAGATCTCCGACGGCGTCGCCTTCGTGTCGTTGAGAACCTCACCGCCATAGGCGCGCCCCGGCTCGACGTCACCTTCGAGAGAGAAGAGCGCCTCGTTCGAGTCCGAACGCTTGACCGCCGTGATCGGATCTTTCTCCGCGAGCGGATCGCGTTGGAGTTCCCAACCGGGAAGCCCCTTGATCGAAAGAATCCAGATCTGGCGCGAGGGTCCGCCCCTTACGACGCGTTGACCCTTCCACCGTTGCCACGAAAGCGCGAAGCGCGCGGAGCCGAGCGCCTTCGTCGGCGTGTAGTCTGAACCGTCGCCGGTGTAGAGGAAACGCTTCGCGATCACTCGACGGAATTGACCGTCAACGATCCTCACGTTCTCGTCGGTGAAGAACCTCTCTTTAACGAGAGCATCCCTGATATCTTGGGCTTCCTTGCCGGTCGCCTCCCAGTAACGGAACTGTTTCGGCGTCACCACTTCGAGCGAGCGGGGAAGCGCGCTCTTCCCGTTCGGTGGCATCGTGCCCTCTCTCACCGCCCGCGGCTTGAGCACGGAAGGAAGCGTCGACTTGGTGATCATCCCGGTCCAGAAAGTTTCGCCCTCGGGGGTCCGCCTCCCCTGCTCATACGGGTCGCCCCCCTCCCCTTCGAGCTTGATCGCCTTCGACGTCCCGGTGAGTTGTCGGAACGCCATGATCCCTTGAACGGTCGAGTCCTTGCCGGTGAAAAAATATTCGTGGAAGAACGGCTTTTGAATGCCCCACTCGACGGACGGGCGATCAACGGCAACGATCACGCCGACCTCGTTCGGCGACGCACCCACCTCACCGGGTTCGAACTTGCGCCCGCTGATTTCGAGCCACTCGATCGGTTGTCGCATTTTCTGGAACGCGGCGACGCGAGCGGGGGAGCGGAACGGCTTCCCATACCGATCACCGTCCGGCGAGAATCCGTCGCCGATCCGCTTCGCCTCTTCGACCGTGTCGACGACGGGAACGACGCCGGGGCGCTGGGTTGACAACGTCCACCCGACGAGGAAGTCGGGCGCGACCTTCATTCTAAGATCGACGTGTAGCGACTTCCCGCGAAAGTGATACTGAAACACCGCCGCGAGCGGTCCCTCTTCCTTCGGCCAATCGAGGAGAGGATCGTCCGCCTTTTGAAGTCTCATTTCCTTGGTCGCAAACTCGGGACGAACCTCGACAACGAGATCCGCGAGTTCGACGTGATCGGTGAAGGGCCCTCCGAGATCGTCGTCGATAACGGAGAGGCGCTTGCTCAATTCGGGCGGTAACATGCGGGCGAGCCTGAACTTGATCACTTGAAGCAACTCGGGGGAAAGCGGACCCTTCACCAAGAGGTCGATATCGCCGCGGGTCTTTCCATGATTCGCCAACGATCCGACGAGCCAAAGGAACGGCATCCTCACCTTGAAGGAAGAGAACAACGGAAGAACGTCGTCGAGCTTGATCAACTCTCCGGTGCCTTCACCGCCTGGATTGACGACGGCGAGTTCGCGCTTTTCCGTTTTGCTGTTACGGGTCGCGCGAAGTTGCTCCGCCTCTATAGCGAGCGCCGTTTGCTTCGGCTTCATGTCGCGATCTTCCATCTCGGCGGCGACGAAAATGTAAGCGTTGACGACCGCCTCGCGATTGAGATCGCCAGCGGTGACGCGGTTGTTTCCCTCGAAGTTGCCCCCGTAAATTTGGTGAAGGCGCCGGTTGATCGATAGCAACTCGCGATCGTCTACCGCCGCGAGCGCCCTCGGGTTGATCTCGTCGACTCCGAGCTTCGAAACTTCCTCGCGCTTCGCGATCCCGCACTCGAACTGCTCGACGATATCCGCTTTGTGAACTTCCTCGATGAGATCGCGCGCTTGATCCTCGTGATCGGAACACGCCCCAACGATCCCACCGTTCCACGCCAGCGCGAGATCGGCGAGCCCGTCGCAGAACTCGCAAGCGACGACGCCGTCGGCGCTCTTACGGGTCGGCTCTTCCCCCTTGTCATAGTTCCAGATCAGCGATCGCCGCTTGCCAAGGGGGGCGCCTTTGAGAGCCCTCGCGAAGTTGTAACGGCGCCACCCCTCGCCGGGATCTATCTTGTCAAGGGTGGAGACCAGAACGCGCCCCTTGAGCGCCGAGAGCCCCTCCGAGAGCTTGCTCACGTCGTCGTCGGACCACTCGGGCGCCTCCGTCTCTTCCTCCGCCATGCGCGCCCCTGAGAGCGGCGGATCGAGGTACATGAAAACCCCCTCGCCGTCGTACTTGCGCGCAACCTCTAACCCGTCCGCGTCGAGAATCTCTACCCCTTCCAATCGCGCGCGGTATCCTTCGAGGTTCTTGAGGAAGATCTCGCCGGTTTGTTTTGCGGTGCGATCGGAGTGGTCAACGCGAGCCCCTCGCCCCTGTATTGAAAAAAGGTTGAGATACTTGAAGCGATACGCGCGACCGCGCAACGAGCGCGGCGACTGTCCCTTGAGCTTCTCGAAGTGCTCGGGATCGAGGCTCCATTTCTGCGATCTGAACCACGCGAGATCCTCGTTGCTTGCCGCCTGTAGAAACTTGTAGAACGCGACAACACCGCGATCCCTGTCCGCGAGGATCTCCCGCTTGGCTCGGGCTTTCGCCCAAAAGAGCGGAGCCGCTCCCGCGTAGGGTTCGATATAGGTCTCGTGATTCGGAACTCTTGCGAGCAACGAGCGGAGAATCGGGATCTCCGCCCCCGGTGAGCGGACGGGAGCCGGGAGACTCCCCGCACGCTTGTAGAACTCGACCGCCTCGTCGCGACCCGTAAGCACCTCGGGAAGATCGGCGAAGGCTCGAAGCCCGTCGATCCCCGCGTCGACCGCGAAGCGGAACTCGTCGGGCATGTCGCCGAACGATTTCCGAATGCCCATCGAAGCGGAGAGGAGAGCCGCGCCCAATTCGAGCGGTGAGCCGGTGACGGACGGCGCCCCCTCCCCTTTCTCGTCTTCTAAGCGCGCGAACTCTTCGGAGAGGTTTTTCGCTATGGAAGGCAGGGTCTCCAACACGTTGACCGCATCGGCGTTGTCCTTGTCGGCCAGCAACGGAGCGATAACGTCGTCGCCCAACTCCACGATCGCTTTGGCGAACTCCGCGGCCAACGACGGAGCCGAAAGCGCGCCGATGGCGTCCGCCCCGTCAAGCTCGACGGTCGCTTCAATCTCTCGCTCGGTTGCGGGCTTGCGCCCACCTTTCACGGCGCCTGTAGCCGCCCTGAACCCATCCTCTCGCGTATCGCTCACCTTGGACCTCCAAGCGTTAGAAATTCGGATCTTCCCCGAAGTGGAACGGATCTTTCTCGGGCTCTCCCTCGGGGGCGTTCATGTCCGCGGGCCAACTGAAATCAGCGTCGGGCGCGGGTGTCGGCGCGGGCTCGGGTTCCGGTGTCGGCGCGGGCTCGGGCTTGGTCTCGACCGGGTTCGGTGCGGGCGCCGGTGCGGGCGTCGGCGCCGGGGTCGGCTCGGGCGTCGGCTCGGGCGTCGGGGTCGGGGTCGGGGTCGGCTCGGGCGTCGGGGTCGGCGCGGGCGCGGGTGTCGGCGCCGGTGCGGGCTCGGGCGCCGGGGTCGGCTCGG